ACCGTATTATTTTCGGCCAGTTCAGCCCAGTTGACAATTTTGGCGCCGGAGTCATCGATAAAGCTTTCGCCAATGTCGATCGCAACATTGCGCGCCAACTGTGGCCGCTTGATAAACACATCTCCGGTAAGTGGCCACGCAAAATCGTAATCAACCGGCATCGACACCCGGCTACGAAGGTCGAACACGGATTTCAGTCCGGTAGGCTCAATAGAGTCGACCCCTTCAGGGAAACTGTCATCGAGGCTAGTGGTTTTGCACAACAAACGGTACGCATCGCCTTGCGTGGCTGTGGTAACAATTTCGGCATGAACAATGTTGCCGTTCAGTTGCTTGTCGCCGCCTGGTATGGTAAGGGTTAAGGACATGGTTAGATATTTTAAAACCAAATATCGTTTTTTGCAGTATCGATCAAAAGGACAGTTCCTAAGCCCTCCCCCTGTGGGGAGGGTTGGGTGGGGCTTCTATAATTTGGATTGCTTCTCACGCAGTTTCCGTTTAGTCAACTTATCGTCAACATCTTTTATCGAAATGTTGAATTCCATTTGCTCAAACCGGTCCGCAATTTTCTCCCATCGTTCGATCATAGCTTCAGACATGCCTCCGGAGGAAGATATAACGAGCGGCGAAGTCGAGGCGGAACCAGAAGAAGCCCCGGCGGGTCCTCCTGATGAATAACCTTTCTTGCCGGCTCCAATCGAAGCAACCACCGGCCGAAGATCAAGCCGGGCTAAAGAGCCATTTCGCCGGGCAATTTCTATTAAGTCGATGAACGGGCGAACGCCTGGGTTATCGGTTCCATCTTCAGGGATCACATACTCTTTTTTGTGCACAATTCCTGCAGGTTCATTTTTCCCGCCTGGTCCAGTGTGGCCACCGTCTGAATAGCCAGTAAAATTTCCAATTGTTTGGGCTACAATCGCGGCTATATTAACCGCTGCAACTGCTGTATTGATACCAACCCAGGGTTGGCCGAATGTTAAAGGCGAAGCGGCCAAAGCTTTCGCATTCGCTATGCCTGTGTTGAAAATTACCTGTCCAACGGCAGCGGCCTGCTGAAACAGGAACATTGCTTTACCCAGGGCAGATTCTTTACCAGCTAAATCGGCCAATGCGCCAAATAACGTATTTGCGGCACCAAAAACCTGATCACCTATTTGCTGACGACGATCAAGTTCATCAGTTTTAATCCTGATAATCTCATCAGACAACTTTCGTTCTGCCTGTGCAATTTTTGTGGCATTTCCTTTTGCATCCTTAACCTCTTGCGAATATTGAGCTCGTGCAATCGCTTCTTCAGATGCCCAACGTTCCTGATCGGTTTGTGCCTTTGCCTGAGCATATAGGGCAGCATCCATTTGCTTCTGAAGCAATCCAGCCGAATTGAGATCTGTAATGTTTTTTACATGAGCTTTGGTTTTTTCGGCAATGGTGTCCTGAATGGTTTTGTTGTATGCAATCTCCTGATCCGACAGCTTTTCTTTTTCGATCAGTTGTTTCTTGAGCCCATTTAATTCTTCTTTCCAGCGTTGTTCCTCCAGTGCGCGTTCTCGATCAAAAACATCCTGAATGTTATCAATTTTGGCATCAGCAAGCGCGTTCTGGGCTTTAAGTAGAAGGTCTTTTACTTCCTTTTCGGCTTGAACCTGCTTTTCAGCCGACTGCATAACAGCTTCTTCGTACTCCTTACTCCCCTTTTTGTATATCGAAAGTTTGTCAGTTAAAAACTTCAGTTCCTGGGCAAGCAATTCACCGTTATACTCATCTTCCGTTGTTTTTCCTTCCAGATATCGTTTCTTGATTGCAGCCATTTCAGCATTATTGGCGGCTTCAATTTGTTCTATCTTCTTTTTGACAATAGGATCATCGGCCTTTCCTTCCTTGGATGTTCCAAGTTGATTCAGTTTATTGATTTCATTCTGAATAGCTTCAACCTTCTTATTCCTCGCAGCAACCTCTGCAGGCGTAGTGGCAATGATTGCTTTGGCATTCTCCAGTTCTTTTTCCTTCAACGCGATCAGGTCTTGGGCTGCTTTATCGTCGTTTCCACCACCACCACCTCCTGAGCCGGTTTCTGATGGCTTTTCGATCATTGCTTGAACCTTTTTGCGGGTTTCGAGTAGCTCCTTTTGTTTTTCGTTGAAGTTATCCAGAACCGTATTTGTACTCCGCAGGGCAAAAATGGCGCTGTTTCCACCACTTGCAATACTATTCCAGGTATTTTGCCAGAACGTAGGATCGACACCTTCTCCATTTTGCAGGTCTATCAATTGTTTCTCAATTTCAACTAGTTTTTCCTTTGCGGCCTGTGCTTTGGCATTTTTCAGCAGCGAAGCAGTGTAATTGTCGGTTGCCTTTCTTGCTTCTTCAGTATTTATCTTCTCCAAAGTCAAATTTCCAAGATGTTCCGGAGAAAGCTCGTTGATTTCCTTGATTGCCTTTTTGCGGGTTTCGTCTGACAAATTTTTGTTTCGTGCAGTCTTGAGAAGCAAATCCAGTTTAACCTTTTCTTCAGCAATATTCTTTTGAGCATCAATGCTGATGTCGTTTAGTGCCTTTTGAGCCTTCTGGGCGGCTGTCAATCCGCGCGAATACATGGCCAGTGCCACCATGCCGGCAGCAAGAATACCAACCAATAATCCGATAGGATTCATTTTAGTAGTCGCATTGAAAACACGCATAGCGGCTGTGGCACGGGTAATATTACCGGTTAACAGCGCCTGGGCAGCAGCAGATAACAAAAGCGCTCCCCGCTCTGCACCATGCCAGAAAACTTTGAGTTTAGTAAGCGCCAGGCCAATTCCTTTTTCAGCATTATTTTTTGTTTCCCATAGCGTTGCGATTTTAACGGCTGCTGTATATCCCAAGACAGCAGACCCGGCAGTAACTATTACACCACCATAATTATACAGGATGCTGACGATAGCCGATAAAACCTTCAGGAATAGCGTTGAAGCGCTGGTACTCATGGTCAGGATCGGGGTCAGCTTTTCACCCAGCTCTATTCTGACATTTTGAAGCCTGTTTTGTGCCTGTGCTAGTTTTGCGTTCCGGTTGTCGGTGTTTATTGTGGCCTGTTCGATGGCTGTATTACTGCCAGTCATCGCTTTTGTATATTCATTCAGATTTGCCCGTTCCTTAACTAGCAGTTCAGCCATTTTAGCGTGTTCAACTTCAAAAATATCGGCGGCACTTGTTCCTGATGCGAACTTTTTTTCAAGCTGATCAAGTGCAGTATTCATGTCAAATTGGCCATTGACGTACCCAATTTGCTTTTCACGCATTTTCAACAAAACACGGTCGAAACTACGCCCAGCCACTTCTGCCTGCTCGTAATATGGCGCTACCGCTTCAATTGCACCCCCCCATTGCTCAAGAGGAATTTTCATCAGGTTAGCTGTCGTTCCCGATTTTTCCATTGCCTGTGTCAAATATGGAATTTCACCTGCCCCCACTTTCGAACCTGCAGCAAAAACATTGATGATCCTCCGGCTTTCGCTGGCCTTCATGTTGAACTGATTCAGTGTCATTGTAAGGCCGGCAACGGCAGGATCAAGATCCGTTTTTGCGGCATTTGCCAAAATTATCGCTTCCTGGGTGACCGAAACTAAATCTTCCTTTACCTTCAATAACTCAGGTCGCTTGCTACCTACCTTTGTAAAGGCATCAACAATTTCCTGTGCGCCTTGCTTTACTTTAATGCTTCCCTCAAGCGTTGATGTTGACAGGTCCTTTGCCTTTTTCTCCAACCATTCCAGGTTATCTCCGGCCAAACCGGTAAGTGCCGACAGATTATCAACCCGTTCTTCGAAATCTCCTGAAGCTTTTGTGGCATCGTCCATGGTTGATTTGATACCAACGAACGTAAGCGCCACACCTGATAAAATACTCCAGTACCGGTTGACAAAATCGGCAGTTTTACTCAATAAGCCGCGTTGTTCCCGGATGGCACTGTTTACCCCATAAAATTCAGCACGAAGTAACTTGAGTTGTTCCTGTTTTGCCGCATATTCTTTTGTATTACGGTTCAGGTCTTCCATATCGCGGTTAAGCGCCTGGATTGCCTTTTTCAAATCTTTGGGTGAAGCCGCAGAGATATTGCTCAAAACCTTATTCACATCAAAGGCCTCCTTTTTGAGTTGAGACATCTGTGAATTCACTTTCTTTAGCTCGCGTTCAGCATCCTTCATACCTTTCATGTCGCCACCGGCCATGGCTTCGTACATCTTTTTGCGCCATTTATCAGCTTCATTCTGAAGGTTGTGGAGTGCCGATTTTGCCTGTTCGTCGTTAATGTAGACCGGAATCCGGGCTTCCTGATTAATGTCTGCCATCGTTGGAAAGTTTGAAGTTCTATATTTAACTCCAATATATGGCAGTAATGGTGGTGCAGAAAGGACACAAAAAAGCCCGGAAGGTTAACCAACCGGGCCGCACGTTATTGTTTCAGATGGGCAACTGCCCTATTATTTTTTACTGAGAGCGCCTCCAATAAAGGCGAGACCATAAAATATGACTAGAAATAATACCAGGTATTCCATGACTGAATTATTTAACCCAAATATAGTGAAAATAAGTGGATTATCAATCATTTTTCCAAGTTTTGTGATTGTTTGTCCAGCTCCCGGATTGAGAACGCCTGATCTGGTAATTCTTCGCTGTACGGGAATTATTTTGCTGCCGGTATTTGACTGAACGAAGATTGGTGACTGAGTTGGCTGTTAATGTACTTGTATATCGCTGATCAAAGTCGGCAGAAAGGGTATCGATCATCGACCAGGCGATAGCCTTGCTGTATTGTTCCATCAGTATCTCCCGCAACTTCATCACCTGTCCGTAATATTTGCGCGAAAACCATTCTTTTGCTTTTCGCACCGGGGTAAATCCCAGGTCGCCTGAATTACCTTTCGAAATTTCTTTGCCAACACCCATATCGACAAAGATTCCGTACAGTTTGAAGGTAAATTCAATCTTATCGATATCGACACCTGCATTGACAAGCAGATCCTGCATTAACGAATCATCCAGATTACCTTTATCGTAAACCTTCAGTTCTGTTATTTTAGCGTGCCATTTCTCGATGACAATATCAGCCCAGGCAGCAATCGTATCATTAATATCAATCGTCCCATTCGGCTGCATCGTAGGTCAGGCTTATGGGGTTTTGAACGTTGAAAATGAAATACAGTCCGGAGCATCCGAAAGCGAAAGCCGGTGGTACTTCGAAAAAACGGATGTTTTCCATATCGAGTACCGGAATGGCAAGTTTATCCTTAATCAGTTTGCTCAGGATGGTCCGGTAAATTGTTTGTGCCTCGGCCAATACTTCCTTGCGTTTGGTCATGTCGCCATAATCGGCTTTGCCCAGGATAAAAACAGTATAAGGCCTACGCTCGAAATAACCGGCGCCAGCTCCACGAAACGTCACTCCATCCTGGCTGTCATCAACAGCAAAGAAGAATTTCTCACGCTTAAAACTATCCAGTACTCCTTCCAGTTCGGCTACGCTTGAAACGGTTGTGAACTTGTATCTTGTTTTGGTGAGCTTCATTTTCGAGTGAAGCGCTTTCATGTAGGCGATAGGGTCGAACATAGCGAGAGATTTACAATTTTATTATTTTCTAATTGGCCATTTCAAAGTCAATTGCTCTTTGTTCCAATTCGTCAAGGGCATCCCAAACGGATTGCTTCAGGAGTTTATCGGTGATGGTAATATCACCATTGTTGAGTTGGTGAATCATGCCGTTAATGTATTCGCGCGGATTAAAAGGCCTGCGTTTCTTACCCGATCCTTTTGATTTGAATAAGGTTTTACAGCGCTTGGGGACATAGGTACGAAAACCGATATACCACATAAAAACGGAGTTTTTCACAGCCGAATCGACATTGCGAAACTGGAGAGCGCGTTTCTGAATCTTCGCTGCATTCCACCAATGCCATGGGCGACGGTACAGGCAAGCGATCAGGTTATCCAGGTGTTCATCTTTTTTTGTTTCTATGTAGGCGAAATAGTAGTTTTCTGCCATCAGGTATTCTTCGAAAGTGGCGTTGTATAACCGGTATTGGCGCGAACGTGCAAAGCCGATCCAGCGGATTGGGTTCACTTCATCGGGTGATAAAAGGAACTCACAGCTCTTTGCCATTTCTGAAACCTGATCTGGATCGAGTAAAAACGGTTTTTTTACTGATTTATGTGTAAACCACCGTGCGCCATCGGGTTCAGGATCACGATCGAATTGAAGTTTCAGCCCTGAAATGAATAGGAATGCTTTAACCAGGAACTTGGTTGTATCGTAATTCATCAGGAAAAGGCGCGAAACGTACAGCAATTGTTTTGCTGTAAGGTCGAGCCAGCGCGAAGGCATTGTAATTCTGAGTTCCATCAGTAAAGGCTTGAAAAGATTGTTGCATCGGTAGTATTCACGTAATCGGCAGCTATCCGGGCCAGGTATTCACCACTAGCGGCGTATGTTGCGAAATCGGTCGGGTGTTTATCGATGTAGCGAAGTGCATCACCGGCAATTTTGGCAGCAGCTTCAGTATTACCATTGACCAATGAACCAAGGGCATACTTCAGGAGAACGATTATTTTCAGATCGCCATTGGTTACATCTCCATCGCGTTGCTTTTTAATTAATTCATCGATATAATCCTTCGAGAATACCGGCTCCAGTCGGGTCATTGTTTCCTGGATTAATTTCGGACGAAGCTTCAGGAAGTCGCGCCGGGTTCCTTCCCAGTTTCCGTATTGCTGCAATTCGGTAGCCGTCCGGATCAGGCAGTCGGTCATCACTGAATAGGCAGGGGATCCTTTCCATTTATCATGAAAATCTGGATGATCTTCCAGAAAAGCAATAAGCAATTCAACTTCCGAATCACGACGGACCAAACAATTTTCGCGAAGCCGGTCGACACGTTCTTTACTGGCCGGTACCTTATTTTGTGCGGAAATAACAGCAAAGCCATTGTTGGTTAGTACCAGGTCGAGGAAAGGGATAGCATCCCAAAACGAATGATTTCCGATCACCGAACGGCAAAACTGGAGAAGATCTTCATCGGCAAAAGTGTCGCCATCAACAAGGTCATACAAATCTTTCCCAAGTACCTGGTTTTTTATCCAAAGTTCAGCGCTACGGATATAGGGTTCAACATCAGAGAAATTTTCGATAGCAACCGCGGTTGGTATCGCTTTCTGAAACTGTTCAAGATTCTTGAGTATCATCTGGAGTCGGTTTTTGTTTGGTACTTACTTCTTTGGCATCAGTTTTCTCATCGAGCGTGGTGAGCATCAAATCGGGAATATCATATTCCAGATCCCAGCCATTCACTTCGTTCAGGAGGTAGTATGGCGCAATCATAATGTCACGGGTTGGGCGTTCCAACGCTTGTTTCATGGTGAACAGTTCTCTGGCTTCGGTTCCGTTAATCGATTTGTTTTTACCCGGAGAGCTGCCGATCAGCGAGGGGTGAACGCCCATAGCATACGAAACGATGTTGGCCGCTTCCTCCGAATCTTCAATATAGTCTCCCCCTTCCTTGTCTTTATCCAGGCGCTCGATGCGGACCATCTTTTGTTCTTTGCCGTTCGGATCGATGTAGTAAGTCGAGAACCACGATTTATTCTGATTGTCGATTCCGGAGAGGAAGTTTTTAATATTTTCGACTTCCAGTTTCCGGCGCTCCTTCTTTTTAGCCGGATCGGTAATCTGTTCGCTGTCGTACAACTTATGGAAATAATCCTTGTGCAATTCTACCAGGTATTTGATCACCATGCCGTTCGTCATTTTAGCAACTTTGGCCACCGGTATCATGGCTTTCAGTTTCGCCCAACCCGAATTGAATGTGGAGCAATAATAAGGGAACGGGTAATACTTTTCACCTGCAGTCGGGATCCGGTTCACGATCGCGAATTTACGCTCAGTCGTTTGTTCCTGAGTTTCGCCATCATCGTTGGGTTCCAATCCCAAACGAACCATCAGGTCAGTAATCGGATCATCCATATCGAGCAACTGGATGGCTTCTATTTCATCATCTTTAGGCTTATCCTTCCAGTTGGCATAAAAAACATGCTCAATAATTCCGGTATCAGGATCACAGGTTTCGAACCGGCAATTCACCGCTTCTTTATGGCGGATCTGCACGATCAGCTTTCCTTCAGCATCCAGGATAATGACCATCACCGAAAAATAGAAATGTTTGATGTCGGTAAACTGCTCAAGCCACAACTTGGTCATATTATTGCGCCGGAAAAACTTTTTGATTGCTTCGTCGGTTACCGGCGATCCATCAGGCTTGGTTACCTTGAACCCACGGCCATAACCGGTTGTGATATTGAACCACATGTTCGACGACATCACTTCATCATCCCTGATTTTTTCGAGTATCTGAAGCGGCTGCTCGTTGTCTTCACCCCAGGGAACGTAACCACGGAAGCCATCTTTTACATCAACCGGCTTAACTTCTTCGTAATCAAAAATACGCTTGGTGTCTTCGGTAATCAGGGCGCCGAATTTGTCGTTTACTCCCGGAATAACATGCACCCCGAATGATGCGAAATCCTCCAACGGATCAACAATTCCAATCTTTTTCATACAAATACCTCCTCGTCGCATACGTTAAAAATGAGCACGGCTTTAACCTTCCGGAATTCTTCTGAATCGAGAAATTTGAGGTTAAAGGTGTTTCCGTGAAAATATGAGCTGGTACAAACCACATTATGGGCATGTACGATTTCGCCGTTCTTTTTCCAGAATGAACAGGAAAACGGCTGTTTGCTCTCAATAATTTTTCGTGCTTGTGCCAGGTGCAGCATATCTTTTTTTTAGAAAGATAGTGCTGGGGAAAGGCTAGAGAAAGGACAAAAGGTAAATGATCAGGGCAATGGCTACCACAACAATACCGGCAATTGTATTTCCGATAATACGTTCACGTATTCGTTTTTCCCAGGGTTGCAACATGAAGCTATTATACGAAAAAAGCCGAAAGCAGTTCCCTGATTTCATCGAGAATAATCAGGCGATCAGCTTCCGGCATGTCTTTTTCTAATTTTTTCAGGAGTGCATTAATGCGGTCCTGGTATTCAAAGCTATTCATAAAAGCCCCTCCCATCTTATTTTGCACAACACTATCCCAGAAGGAAAAATGTATATAAGACAGAAAGGGCCAATTTTGACCCGTTCTGTCCTTCTGGAATAAATTGATAAGAGTGTTGTGCGCTGTAAAGATAGGAATTTGATCTTAAAGGATGGCGGCTATTGCCCCATAAATATCATCAGCTTTTTTACCTGCCTTGAGAATTACATCAAGCTCACGTTCGTTGTGTTTAATGGTTATGAATAGATTTGAAGTATCTTTTTTCCTTGCTCCAAGCGCGCCACCAACCAATAAGCCAATGCCGCCAGTTAGTACGCCGCCGATAATTGCACCTGCAGCAGCTTTACCAACGGAGCGTTTTCCCTTCTCTTCAAAAGATATATTTACAATTTCATCAGCAGTAATAATAACATCTCCAGCGCCCGACCAAGCCGATCCAATTAATTTTACTGTTTTCTGCACAGCGTCAACTTTAACGGCTACAGTACAAGGCTTTGTAAATCGAGGATGCCCACCTTTATAATCAATGTTTTCAAATGTTTGCATATTAGTTAGTTTTTTGTTTCTGCAATATACACCAATTGAACAATACAAGTCAAGCAGAAACCCCTTTTTGTAAGGTTCAATTTAATTTTGTAATAAAGGAATGAAAATTGAAACGTCAAAAATCAACAAATAAAATACGGTAGAGTGCCGGTTACTGACGAAGGAAGGAACAATTGACGAAGGAAATCAGGCGAAGCATGAACGGCACGGAACTCCGAATTGAGCGCGCCAGGGACTGGCATATAAGCCACCCCTGCGATTGAAAACAATTACATCAAACCTTCATCAGCAAAAGAAAAATAAGATTCAGAAGTAATAATAAGATGATCTAAAATAGCAATGTCCAGTACTTTGCCGGCTTCTTTGATTTTTTTAGTTAAATCTTTGTCGGCTTCGCTTGGGTTCAGGTTGCCGGATGGGTGGCAATGGCTTAAAATTAAACTACATGAATTTGATTTCAATCCGGTTTGCATGATCATTCGAACATCTGCAACCGTACCACATAAACCACCTGCAGAAATCTGGCAGAAACCCAAAATTTTATTATTTCGATTTAGGCAAAGGATATAAAAAAACTCCCGATACTCCAAACTAGGAAAAATATTTAATAAATAAGCGTGTGCATCGGCCGACGTTACCACCTTTGGCAACTCTGAAGCTTTATAATTTGGCCGGTAAATTATTTCAATTTCGGCCAAAGTTTGAATATTAGTATTCATCTCCTGAAACGGTTTCGAGTTCTGGCTCTGGTTGATGTTTGTTTTCCTGCTCTGGCTTTGCTTCGGGTTTATAAACCTGTGTATTGGCGAATAAATAACAAAGCGGCCAGTACTTATATTCCTCTGGCTCGTTTGCCCCTTCCGGTACCTGTTCACCCTTGCGAGGTTGCCCCCAGATCAAAAAGGCGGTTTGCCCTTTGCGGACTGTAGCGCCTTCTTCTTTCCACTGAAAAAAGGTTTTAAACTCTTCGATTTCTGGGTTAGTCTCCTGATAGATTTCTTTCAAACCTTCGTTAACACTATCGTAAGCGCCGGATTTTACGCCCATCCGGACGAACTTCGAAAGCTCGATCAATTCTTTTCTTTTCTTCAAATATTGCTCTTTCCGTGTTGAATCATTACTTTTGCTCATGATGTCAAAATTTAATTTTTGATGTTAAACAAATAATTTGGATTGAAAGGCGGGAGGGATACCCGCCTTTCGCTTTTACTTATGCTTCAATTTCTTTTTTCAAAACTTCCCTTTTTGCATCCACACGACCAATAATAAAACTGATCAGTTCGCCAATAATGACCGGATTTTTCACCGTATAAACCGCTGTTTTGTTGTATTTGCTGCCTCCGTCAATGTTCAAAAAATACTCCTCATTTTCGAACTCGTTGGCTGCTGCAATTTCTGCAAGCTTATCCAGGTGAATAGTCAGACTTTCTTTATCCATGTCAAGCTTTGACAGTCTGCGGATCAATTCATTTTTTTTGTTGAAATACTCGACCCTTGTTTTAAGGTCCTGAGGGATTGCTGAGAGTTGTTTTTTTAACTTCTCATTTTCGGCTTTCAATTCTTCCGGTGTTTGATCCGGTTTTTCGCTTGCAACTGGCAACGCTTTTAACTCTGGTTTTGGGGTGTTTTCTCCCTTCTGCAACTCCATGGTTGCAGTTCCATTTTTTTTACTCATTACATTAATTTTTAAATGTTAAACAATTGGATTTGGATCGAATCTGATTGGTTTCCCT